ATCTTCCGCTTCAACTCCGGGCAGCAGCGCAAGACCTTCCCCGACTATAACCCCTACACCATCGCACGATGCCGAGACTGCTCCGTCGCACAAGGCGACGCCCCATCACAACCACTCGACCTCGCCTTCATCGCCGAACACGACATCTGCAACGGATGCCAACTGCTCAGACAGTGCCTAGACCAAAGGCTCACCAAGCAGTTCCGGGAGTACAAAAAGGGAAAACAGAACATGGCTACGCATATCACGGCAGAACACAAGAACCTCGCCACGGGCAAATTCTACCAGACAAAAAAATCTTTCAAACGCGGCATCCGGCACGCACGCAACCTCGAACAGGCGGATATGTATGAGGAGGTCAACAGCCACGTCCACGAGCTGCGCTTTGTCAAGAACAGCTCACTGGGTGAAAACAAAAATATGCTAGACCCGAAAGACGTTGCCAACGTCCAAAAGAAAAAAGAACGTGGCGTAACGTCCTATAACGTCTATGAATTGGAACTCGATGGCAATACGTGGGTAATAACGACGGAAGTCCACAAAGGCAAGACCGAAGCCGTCTATGCGCTATTCAAAAAAGAATAGGCTATAACCACTCCCTGGGTGTCAAAAGTCCCATTATCGGGTTAAAGCCTATCCTCGATGCAAAAATACACAAAATTCCAAACCTGCAAGCAAAAATGAATAAAAAAGAACAAATCCAAAAAAAAAATGATATACGGCCTGCCCTACATGGGATCCAAGTCATGCATAGCCAAGTGGCTCGTCGACATCCTGCCGCCTGCTGACGTCTTCGTCGACCTCTTCTTCGGAGGTGGCGCAATGACCCACTGTGCCATGCTCTCCGGCAAGTTCCACGCCTTCGTCGCCAACGATATTCAGGGCTACACATCACAAAAAAGAAATAGGGGCGGCATCCACACGCTACGGCGCAAGCCCACTACTCACTACTCACTAAAAAAACTACGTCCCCACCTCGCGCGTCCTGTTTATCTGGCGCACGCGCGACATGATGCGCCAACGTATCTGCGACATGCTGTACTGGCCCTTCTTCCTGCTAGTGTATATCTTGCCACGGCGGAACGCGGCCACGAACTCGTCCAGGGTGTAGCCGTCAGTGCGGGTCAGACCCAGGTAAACTATCTTCAGTATGTCGTCAAAAGTGGGGACCTTGTATATGTACACGGTCCCCAAAACCTTCACTATGTTCCCGGTGCCTATCACGTAGTCCACCGCGAAGCCGTCAAGCATTATCTGCTGTATCATAACGCATGCGCCCTCGGTAGCTGTATATGTCTATCGTCTCCACTATCTCCTCGTGGTTGTGGTTCGTCTCGCTCTCCTCAAGCCTGAGCCAGTCGAAGTGCTCGCCGCTCAGGCCGTGCAAAGCCTCCGCCACCACGCGGCTCAGCTCCCAGCAGGCCATGTCCCAGTCGGTCACTATGTGAAGCAGCAGCTTGCCGTGAGTCATGTACGACGCGCCACCAGTCAACGGCTCCCAGCGTATCGGCTGGAACTCCACGAACACCGCAGGACGGGGCCAGGCCACCTCCTGCTCTATGTAGCTCACGTTCCTGTTCCACAAGTCCACGTGGGCCACCTCGCCAACACTGCCCAGCGCGTCGCGCAGGCTTCCGTAAATCTCAGTCCTAATCTCCATTACTTTCCTGTCTTTAATGTCGTTATAATGTAAATTAAAATCCCTTTCCTTCTTTTCCCCCACCTTCCGTATCTTTCCTACCATCCGCATGCCTTTCCGCACGCTGATGCCGCTGATATACGCCGATGTCGTCTTCTGCGCCCATCTGCGTAATCTGCGTGGCACCATCCCACGCTACGGCGCAAGCCTATGTCCTACCAATCCCATCAATCCCAAGACCCAAACCACTTCACTTCCCAAGCTCCACACTCCCGAAATACTCCTCCAAGGCCTGCTCTATTATGCCGCGCACCAGCTTCTCCACCTCCGGCGACATGCCTATGAACTGCCTGCGCGGCATCTCTATGCGGCTGCCAACCTTCTTCAAGGCCATCGCCTTGTAAAACTCGGCGGCAGTGCCCAGGCGCGCGTTGCGCTTGTCACGGCGAAGGGTGCCGTCCTTGCGGCGGCCAAAGCCACCCGTCGTCTCCTTGTACTTCCACCAGAAGTACCTCTTCATCTTCGCCGTCACCACTATCTCGCCGCCCTCGTTGTGTATCGCAGCATAAGGCAAGTCCGAGTAGAACGTTATGCTGTCCGACCCCGTCTTGCTCTTCACGCTGCGGCGAAGCGCACCCGAGTCCATCAGCAGGGGGCCGTCGCCACGAAGAGGGCTCTTCCTGCGCTGCCATGCCTCCGAGAAGAAGCCCTGGCGCTCGAAGTTCTTGTCCAGCTCGTCGCCCAGCTCCACGCGTATGTCGCCCAGTATGCGACGCACCAGCGCGCTAGTCATGTCCGCCATGGCAAAACATTTTTCATTGTCTCCATTCCTTCCATCAACGTTATCCCTAGTATATCCTCAATCTCCTTAAAGTCCCTAGTCCCCTCAGAAGTCGGCGTCCGTGAACAGCAGCAGCTCCCTCGTGCCCCTGTCCGTTATCTTCTTGCTCGCGTCCGCGTCCGCCTTCAGCACGTTGTACAGCGTGCGCTCAGAGATGCCATAGACAGGGTATATGTACCGACGCCATATCTCGCGGTTGCTCAGCCCGCGCTTGGCCTCACGGTCATACACCCTGTTTATCTCCTCCACACGCTTCTGGTAGCTCACACCACGACGCTCCGTCATCAGGCCTCCCTCATGCCAGGTGGGGGCGGTAGGCCGTCACCTTCACGCGCCCCTCGGTGTATACCCATACCCTGCCGCTGCCCTCGCACTGCGGGCAGTCCACGTCTATGCCCAGGTCGCCGTCGCGAACGAGGCCAGTGCCGTGGCACATGCCGCACAGGCACAGCTTGTTCTTCTTCATCTCGAACTCCCTCTGTGCCGCCTTCTTCATGCCACGTCCTCCTTCTTCACATCCACGTAGAACGTCTCGTCCTGCACGACCGTCAGCCCGCACCTAGCCATCGCCGCGCCCATCGGCATCGTCACGTCGTCGCCGTCCGACACTATCACCGCCTCCGCGTCACGGTCGGCAAGCAGCTTGTCCTTCGCTATCTCCACCGTCTCCCGCGTGTAGCCCGGCAGGAAAGCCCTCACCAGCTGCAACGCGCTAGCCCACGTGAAGCCCCTCAGCGTCTTCAGCTTCGGCGTGCCCGTGCGGAAGCCTATCACGCCGTGCGCCATCTCCAGGCTCTTCTTCTTGGCGAACAGCTCCGCCTGGTTCTCCACCGCGTAGGCCTGCAGCGTGCCGAAGGCGGTGTCCCGCTCCTGCTCAAGCTCCGACAGCTTGCCAGCGTACTTCTCCCTGATCTTCGCGCACTGCAGCTCGATGTCGGCGGTGATCTTGCCCATCTGGGCGTCTGCCTTCGCATACTGCGCGAATGCCTCGTCAGCGGCATCTCGCGTCACGCCGCTGATGATCGTCTTCTTTGTTCTCTTTGCCATATATCCTTAACTTTTGGTTAATGTCCACAACACTCAGTTCGCCAGCGACGACCCGTCGACGCCCATCACCATGCACTCCACGCGCATCTCGGCCGTCGCCGACCCGTCGCAGAGCCTGCGCAGCCCGCCGTGCTTCCGTATCGCACGCAGCTTCACGCCCAGGCGGCGCAGCTCCTCACAGCTCAGCCACGAGAACTTCTTCCCCGCTATCCGCCTGTCCATGCAGAAGGCGTCCACGCGGGCCCAGTCCCCGGTGTCCACGCCAAGACCCTGCATCAGCCTCAGGCACACGCTGCGCTCCCTGCGCAGCTTGTCCTTGTAGCCGCTGCGCTCCTCCAGCGCGTCACAGCAGCGGCGATACTCCGCCGCGCTCATCTCGCTCACGTGAGTCGTCCTGCCGCCAGTCCACTGCAGCACCACCTGCTCCTTCAGCTCGGCACGGTCGCCCATGTAGGGCAGACGGCCCAAAGCCAGCCAAAACCTCGCGTAATTCATACTATCCTATCTTTTCGTTAATGTCACCAATATGTTCATGTCTCCTTGAAAACCTTGAAGCCCGTCCAGCCGCGACGCGGCGCCATCACACGCCGTTGCTCGTCTGTATCAGGCCGTCCCGCCACACAGTGTAGTAGTCGCCCGCGCTGCTTATCGCGCGGCCTTGGCAGTAGGCCTTGTAGCCGCTCACCCATATCTTCATGTCGCAGATGTAGCGCAGCTTCATCG